GTATCGATCACGATGGTCTTAAATGACCCGTCGTTCACCGCCTCGTTGACCTGCATGAAAATGTCATCCCATGCAAGGGTTTTGTCGAATCTGGCCACATCCAGATACTTTGTAGAACCTTCCGTATCAATGAACACCGGCGCGGGGAACTTGCTTGCGAAGGTGCTCTTGCCGATGCCCTCGGGACCGTAGATCACGACCTTGACGGGCTTTTTGATCAAACCTTTAACTATTGCCATATTGCCTCCTTACTCTAAAACATAGATCTTTTCCAGCCCGTGCTCGATGTCCCACCGCTGGAACCCCAGATTATACGGGACGCTGTCATGCACGCATCCGCGGCTGGCTATCGACGGGGATGACTGGTCAGCCTTCAGACTGAAAACCACATGATGCGGGTAGATCCCCACCAGCTTAGCCACATAGCGGGCACCGCGGGAGAATACTTCCTTATTGCCGCGGTCAGAATCTGTCAGCCCGCGCCCGATGATCTCGTACGTGTCGTAGTACGACAGATCATCGATGTTTCTGATCCTTGCACCTCTCATACTTCCTCCTTCCTAAAACTTCACAACGAATTCACCGGGGTCTTCTTCGACCGTGATAATGTCTTCCGGTAACATGTCCCCGGTCTGGACGTTTACGACCTTGCCGTCCACGATCTCGCATTCCTTTTTGTACGCTGCCCAGTCGACATCCTCTTTGATTTTCACGAAATCGTGAAGGTTGTTGGCCTTGACGTATGCCAACAGCTTTTCTCTGTCAGGCGCCATCTTGAACGACGGCTTTTTGAATACCAGGGAACCATCGAGAAGCTTGTACTGCTCCTGTGTCTTGGTCTCCTTGTGCGGCACCGTCATGAAATACTGATGGAGCAGGCTTTTCAGGTACCGCGTTCTGTTTTCCAGGGACTGGGTGATCTGTTCCTTCTGGGTGTTGATCTGCGCAATGTGCTCATCCGCGATCCTGAGCAGGCGTTCAGATTCTTCCGTTTCCTGCTTGATGACCTTCAGCGCCCAGTCAGCTTTTTGGTCTGAGTCGATGGTGAAGGTCTCCGGCTGGTCTTCCATAGCCGTATATAGCTCATATTCATCGTCTACCATAAATTCCATATTGAATTGTCCTTTCTGTATGTGATTTTGCCTTGACTTTAGGCTTTGAAAGGCTTACAATGAAATGGTCGATAATTCATTGATTTACCTTTCGATCATCCGTCTGCTCCAACAGGCGGGTGATTCTTTTTACGCCTTTTTTCAATAAAACTCACTCGCTTTCATTACGTCCCGGATCATCGCGATACCGGAATCCATCGCCACGTTTACGGTTGTGCTTCCACCCTCCCACACAATCTGAACTGTTTCGGTATCTGCCTGATATATCATCCTGATCAGATCGTGTTGGTCGCGGGTTTCTTTGACCGCTGCGCACAACAGATCAAGGATTTTCTGTTTATCTTCCATGTTCTACCTCCTTGCTAATTTCAGCGCAGGATGAATCTGAGATTCATGTTCAAGCCACCGGCTCATCCGCCGTTCTGTTTCTTTTTTCTCGAATTCCTCAATCTCACAGACCGAGAAACAGTGGCCATCCCCACACAACGCGTAAAAATTCATTGTCATAAGGGTCATCAATTCCCAGACGGTAAGATCATCACGCCCGCTGATAGGTGCCTCTCCCGTTCCGATCAGCTTCTTCACTAATACTTCACTTTTGCTCATTACGGATCCTCCTTTCCAGATAATTTTTAAATTTCTCGATGTCGATCAGGAACTTTCCGCCCCTGGGCTTAAATGCGAACTTCGCACCTCTTGCGTGGCACATCTCGATGATGTACGTCCGCGGAATCCCGGTCATGGCACTGACCGTTTTCACGTCCGCGTATTTCTGAATGTCTGCCATATCACATTTCCTTGTCGCACTTAGCCAGGAGCTCGTCGTACCATTCCTGGTCAAGCACAGTACCGCTAAATGTGGAATCGCCGATCTTCAGCGTTGCGCGCTGACCGGTCGCCTTTGCGATGGTCGTAACTTTGCCATCGCCTACCTTTGTAATAAAATTCTCATCCTCAAAATACTTCATGTTCTGTTCTCCTTTCTAAAAGTTTAACTTTTTCAACTTGCAAGGGTAAAAAAATACGCCAGGATGTCCGTCAACTTCAGTTCTAACAGCCCGACCGCCTTCACGATCTCATCCTGCTGCCACATCACCGTATTCGAGAGTTTCTTCCCATTTGTCGCTAAACTCCAGCCCATAGCTTCCGCAAAGTTCGTATTGTTGCCGAACTTTTCAACGATGCGGCCTTTCAATTTGCTGTAATCAAATGCCATGTTTTCCCTCCTTTCGAGTTTAATTATTTAAACCACAGGGTAGAGTATATGACTTTTGCTTTTAGCTGTCAAGTGTTTTTGTTAAAATTTTTAAACTTTTTGATAAAATACTTTAACTTTCTTTTCGTCCGTGTTATAATAGGGATACTCACCTGAAGGGAGATGACGATTATGGAGAAGGAAACGACATCAAAAAGATTAAAGCAGCTAATGAATGAGCGTGGGCTTCGACAGGTCGATATACTGGAAAAGGTCAAGCCGTACTCGAAAGAGTACAATGTTCCGATCAGCAAGTCTAATATAAGTATGTATGTATCCGGCAGAGTCGAGCCCTCGCAGGATAAGCTTATTGTGCTCGGAATGGCGCTGGATGTATCGCCTTCCTGGCTCATGGGTTTCGATGTACCGAAAGAATTTCCAACATCCATCAGCGGCCACTGCGAGGGGAGCAAAGATTGCGCAAAAAATCAACTTCAGATTCTCATCGAAGAAGAGGGCAATGACGAAACATTTATCAGACGTATGTTGACATATGCAAAATTTTTGAAAGAACATCCGGAGGCGTGATATGGCGAAACTGATCGAGAAGAAGATCACCCTCGGGCGCGACCAGAACGGCAAGCTGGTCAGAAAGTCGATCTACGGCAAGACCAAAGCTGAGATCGAAAATAAGGTCTTTGCGGCGCGTCAGGAATGGCTTTTAACCGCCCCGAAGGTCGAGGGCGAAAAAATATGCATGCTGACATTTGCAAGGCGCTGGCGGGCGTCTGAGAAGGCGCACGCGGCATCGAATACAAAGGCCATGTACGACAATGTCATCGAGAAACACTTAGCGCCGGAGCTGGAGGATCTGTTTTTCGATGAGATCGAGCAGGCTGACCTTCAGCGTATCATCGACCGGAATTTTGAAAAGTATGAGACGTGCAACAAGATCAGGCTGACCCTGAGGCAGATTTACTCCGCCGCTTCCGATGCCGGCATTGCCATCAATCCCACGGTAAATACAAAGCGCCTGGTCATCCCGCCGAAGCCCAGGAACGAAAAACGCGCCCTGACCGACGAAGAAAAACAGGCCGTCTTAAGCGCCGATCTGGGGGACAAGCAGCGGGCATTTGTCTATACATTGTACTACACCGGCCTGAGGCGTGAAGAAGCCCTTGCGCTGGAATCGTCGGATCTGGACTTCAAGACCGGCCAGCTCCACGTATCGAAGGCTGTGGTGTTCGAGGGCAACGATGCCGTTGTGAGCCGTACAAAGAACCGCTATTCCATCCGATCGGTGCCGATTCCCGACGCGGCTGTCCCGTCCCTGAAGCAATACGCGGCCGGCAAAAGGTTGTTGTTTCCCATGGCGTCGGACCCGGCGCGGGTCATGTCGCTGTCTTCATTTGTTAAGTTCTGGTATGGCATCCAGCGTACGCTTGCACGGAAGGCGCCCACAGCTCTGAAACTGACCCCGCATATCTTCCGGCATAACTATGCCACCATGCTATACTATTCAGATATCAGCATGAAAAAAGCCGCCCAGCTCATGGGGCATAAAGACACCACTATGATCATGAAAATATATGCCCATCTGGATGAAGAAAAAGAGAATGCAGTGGAGAAGATCAACGCGGTTTTCAAGTGAAAAAAGTACGACATTTTACGACACCAAATTTTGGCACCCTCTTCAAAGGTGCTATTTTAGCGGATTTCTTGTGTCGTACAGAAAAACCGCATCAAAGCCGCTCCAATACTGGGCTGATACCGATTTTGCAATAAAAATGTACGACACTCATTTTTGATCGTTTTTGGTCGTTTTTGGTTATTTTCGGGCAAAATAAAAACCCTTGAAACGCTGTGTTTTCAAGGGTTTGTTCTTTCTGAGCCACCCGGGACTCGAACCCGGGACAACTTGATTAAAAGTCAATCCGAAAATGTTTATAAACCGCTGTTTCTAGCCATTTCTTAAAAATTGGTACGACACTAATCCGACAATCCGAAGTCATCCTTCACGGCTCTGTCCAGTAGTTTCAATACATATTCCGGGGCATGTCGGCGGCCGTGTTCCCAGTCATCGTATGTCCTGGTCGGGATCTCGTATTTTCTGCAGAACTCGACGCGGGATAAACCGGACTGCTTGCGGATTTCCAGCACGTCCAGCTTCTCGGTCTCTTTCGCCCTGAAGATATAATCATCAGGATCGACGCCATTGTCGCGCAGGTAGTCCATTGCGATCTCGATGGCCTCATCCTCGGTCTCGGCGATTATGAAATCACCGTAAAAATCGCTGTCCCATTCACCGGTGTAGAGATATGTGTTTTCCTGCTCTGTCATTTCTACGATATATTTCATAATTTTGTCCTCCCAGGTTGTATTGTTTCCCTTAGCTTCTGATAACATTATAACGCATTGCGTTATATTTGTCAACTACTTTTTTGATATTTTTTAAAAATTTTTTCAATAAAAAATCCCCGGCATCTCTGCCGGGGTATACCTAGGGGGAATATTTGCGGAAAATCCCTTTTCCACCGATGTTATGAGACCGTCTGGTCTTTCCGGTACTGGTACGTGCTCACGCCGATCAATGCGCCTAAAAACATTGTGAAGGCTGAAATGACGCCACAAACAACAGAACTGTCAAAACCCAGTACACCGCCCAGCGCAAAAATGAGCGTGTTGAGCGCGGGCAGAAATATCACCACGATCCACTTTAAAATTTCATACATTTTGTTTGAAAATTTAAATTCAATCATTATAATCACCTCTCTTTATGCTGCAGCTCGTTGATCTGCTTCCATGCCGACTTCAGACTTTCGTCTATGCGGATGATGTTGTCGCGGTTGTTCCGGACGTCTTCCTTCAGGGACTTGATGTCGTTCTTGATCTCGATCGTGTCGGCGCTGATGCTTTCCAGCTTGACGATCACCGTTGTCATGTCGGACTGTTCCCGTCTGTCGTCCGCCTTTTGGTTCCGCCGCATGTTCAGGGCGCCGAAGAATATCGCGAAGAACACGCTCAGGATCGATATAATCAATGCAATTTCAACGCTCATGTCACCCCTCCCATCTGAAGCCCAACGCTTCCGCCGTCTTCCGACCCACGATCCCGTCCGCAGTCAAACCGTTGTCCAGCTGAAATGCCTGCACCGCGACCTTGGTCTTTTTGCCGAAGACCCCGTCGATGGTGCCGCAGGTGTACCCAGCCAGCGCCAAACGCTCCTGACATTGCCGCACATCCTCGCCCTTCATCAAATCGCCTTCACGATAGTATAATTCACGCTCTAACACGGGTATATCCTCCTCGAACCAGTCAGCGGGTAAACGACCTCCGATAACCCACTTGCCAGCGGATAGCTTGCGCCGTACCACGCCATCATCACGCCCTTTCGACTCAATGACCATGTTGTCACCGACATATACACCCACATGAGACGCTTTCTCGGTCTTGTTGAACACTAAATCCCCAGCGACCAGCGCTTTGAGCGTTACGGGCTTCGACACGGACTGGAACATTGCCGCCGAATAGTCCTTTTTGCTGTCGATTGCGCCGATTTTGCGTAACACATAGACCGCCAATCCCGAACAGTCGCACGCACGGCTCTTGCTCATATCCAGCCCGTCCTCGTAGCATTTAGCAATGAACCGCAAATCGCGGGCTGTGTTCTTGTTGTGGGCGCTGTCGGGGTAAGCCAGCTCCATAGCGTGAATCTGCCCGACCGTGAGCTTTTCGGTCTGCTCACCGTTGCCACAACCGATATATACGCCGTGGTTCTTGTAGACTTCTTCCACGCCCTGCACAAATTCCTGTCTAGTTGCCATAATCTCTCCAATCGGGGTTTTTACCGTGGTTATCCCCGACCACTTACTTTCGGGTATGGATTTGCACCATACATGATAGCCCTGCACTATCGCTCGCCCTGTTTCGCTATCTTGCCACCTGCGTCTACCTATTCCGCCACCGAAAGAAATTACTTACTCGCCCTGTGACTGCTCGTGATGGATAAACTCGTTGTATCCCTCAACACAGTTCAACTGCTCGTCTATGATGCGAACCTGTGCTGTAATCACATCAGATGCATTCCAAAGGGTCTGGCATAAGCCGTGGAATGAAATCTTTGCAGATGATACATCTGTGATACCTTCTGCATGGATTGAATAGTTACCATTTACAACTTTGATAATTGCGTATTTCATTTTGAAAATCCTCCTTTATGTATGATTTACTTAATTGCAAGCAATGTTGCCGAGAAAGATGCAGGTTGCCCTACTCCTCCCGAAGGAATAATAGCTATTGATGAGCCACTTATATGAAAATATCCTGCACTTAATACAGGTCCTAAATAATCATATAATATAGTGAACGGTAATATATTTTGGAAACTCATTGATGCCGCAGATACACTATTAATTAAACATGTAATAGTAACCAGATTACCTATACGAACATAATGGAGATTTCCATCATCTATCGAAATGGTTCCTGACTCATACTTGGTTAAAGTTGTCTCAACATAGTTTGTATTCTTATAAAAATGATGCCCCGCTGTAATAGCCTGTATACATCTGCAAAGCTGACCATATCTTATAAAATATTCACCTACAGCATAATTTTTTGTCGCAAGTTCGCCATTCTCCGTGGGTGCCAAATTCGGGTCTGTCACAGTCAGCTCCCTGTTGGTCTTTGCATAAGGTACATAGGTGGAGTCGGTGATGCGGGCATCTCGGAGCATGGGGTAGAAAGTGATGTTTGTGACGGTCTTGCCCTCTGCAACATACAGATATATATATTCTCCTGTATATATGGTCATATCTGTGGTAAAGGTACGTTCTGCACCTGATCCCACATCCTGCATAGTCATTAAAGTACCATTGTCTGCCATATTAGCGACAAGCCGATAGTTGCTTGCACCACCGCTCGGGCAGCCAGTAAGCTTATATGTTCCCGCAGGCTTCTTGATAAACTTACCACTTGCCTGTGAATTGAGCAGATACGAACAGCCTCCTGTTCCTGCCGTACCATTTGCTGTGACACTACCATCACCGTTATCAGTCCATGTTATGCCTGTGCCTACAACTGTTCCCAGATACGGATAGTATATGAAGTTTTTAGCTGTCAACACATCCACCACCACACTCATCTCGTCTGTACCTGCGAAGTCAGCCGCCTTTTTGCCGCTGTCCGTTAAATTGCCCGTTGCGTCGAGGGCGGCGAAGTCACCGGAGGTGGCACTTGCTACCTTATCTGCTTTATTTTCATCGAGCACCTTGCCCTGTTTCGCAGAAAGGGGCTTGTTAGTGTTGGAGCTGGTCAGATTGTCCACAATGTCGGACACGAACAGCGCACCTGCCATGGAGCCGGTGACTGTGATGCCGGATGTGCTGGATACGCCCAGATTGAAATTATAGGCGTAGTATGACGGGTTTAATATGAATTCGCTGATCTTTGCGGGATCGCTGGTCGTTGC